ATGCTTCTAAATGATCAGAGGTATATGATGTATCTGCTATAAATCCTGGTTGTACAGATTGTGCAGAAGCGGTTAATTCAAGGGCAGATACACTAACTGCATTTTCTGTAACTATTGTCGGATTAACAAAATCCCCAGATGCTGTAGAAACGCTATGGCTATAATCTACATATTTTTGAACGGATATCGTAGCATCTGTAAATAGACCAGTGGCTGTCATTACGGCAGAATTATAATTTACACTTGTAAATTCAGAGGTTAATATATAGAATAATTTATCTTCTAAATTAGTTCCAGAATATTCTGTGCGGTCATATAAGGTTCCTGAATATGGAGGTTCTCCAACATGCTCAATAAATACTCCATAGGTTGCCGCTCTTGAATCTACAAAAGCTCTTGTTAAATCTAGATATTGCCCATCAGAATCATTTGATCTAGTGGTATATAGCAATTCTTTGGCTGGCAAATTAGCATAAGTCATCGTGCTAAATGTAGTTGACGGAGCAGCTGTAAATACGTATACATTAAATTCGTTGCTAAATCTAATATTGTTTACTTGAGATGCTGATACATGGGTAGGATTAAGTTTAACTTTAATTAATGCTCCGTTGGTTGGAACTCCACTATTTGCTTTAAATGCTACAGATGTTCTTGCATCTAATGTAGAATTTGTATATTGTGAACCAATTGCAAATCCATTTTTACCGTCAGTATTTGTAGTTTCACCAATTTGACGTATTGATACGCTATAAGTACTATCTTCAACAGTAGGACCAGCATATACATTTCCGCCTAACAATGCTGATACTGTGGCAGGAGCGGCTGAATATGATACTGCTTTAGTAGTAGTAATTGTTGCATCTGTAAATAATCCAGAAGCAGTTGCTACTGTATGTAAATAATCGTTACTCTTTTCAACATATATTGTTGGATTTACTATATCTGATGATGCTGTTGATACTCCAAAAGCATCTAAATTTACGTCTAAAGAAGTTGTTGGCATTACAGACTCTGCTGAAGCTGTAGATACGCCTGGATCAATAGTAATTGGACTTGATGTACTAAATCCTGGCATAATAAAATCTGCATGTGGTGTTGCAGTTATCATAGGATCTGCTGCTATATCTCTATTTGTTGTGAGAGATATTACAGCATTTGGAGAGGTAGCAGAAGCAGTTGCACCTGTAGTATTTGTATAATTTATAGAAATAGAATTTCCAGTTGTATAATTATTTGAAACTTGTGTTGAGGTTAAAACTCCGCCATAAATAGCTAATTCATCTATATTTCCAATTAGATATTCAGTATTATTTAATGAGTAACCAATTCTCTTTCTTGCATAAGTTGTGCCATCAGCAGTAGAACCAGGGATTGTTGTTGAATTTGTTAAATCTTGTTGGCTTAACGATCCGTCTACATATAATTTTATTTCATAATTACCACTTACAGTATTTACAGTCATAACAAGATGATGCCAATTACCATTAGCAATAGAAGATCCATGAGTTAATTGAGTAAATGTTGTTGAAGCTTTACCAATATAATAACATTGAGGCTTTCCTGCATCTAATCTTAACGCCCAGCCAGCGTCATATGTTGTATTTCCATTCGTAGATACATCCATCTGGAATATCTCTTGAATACCACTTGTAGAAGATGTTTTAACCCATGCTTCAATAGAAAATGTTCCGTCTGCAAATGTATTTGTATTTAAAGATCCTGTATCTAAATTGTATCCATCATTACCATCAAAACCATAGGATGTATTACTTAATCCTGTTTGATTTGCAGTAGGAGAACCCGAAGTTGATGAAATTGCCACATTTGTAGATTTACCGCCATTAACTGGAGTTCCTGATGCTTCATCAAAATCAAACCAAATTTCTGGAGATAATAATGTTAATGCATTGTTATATGTAGTTATATTAGATGCATTATAGTTATCTGTAACATTTGTAGAACTTAATTCTGTTGCATAAATTGCAAATTCATCAATTGATCCATTAAACCATTCTGTTGCTGCCCCTGTGCTGTAATTAGCTACACCAGCGCCAAATAATGCTTTTACGCTAGAATTTGCATCCCATCCAAATGTTGTCCATGACCAATCTGTTTTTGTTGTTTCTAATACTCCATCAATATAAATTTTAGTAGTATTTCCATTTTGTGTGATCACTACATGATGCCATTTTCCATCATCTACTCTAGAGCTACTTACTGATTCTTGATAATTAGTTGAATTCCTTAATGTATAATATGTTAATTTTCCAGTATTTGAGTATCCAGTTCCTCTTACATATGCACCAATGTGTCTGTTTGAGTCTGCAGTGTCCCAATAATTCCAAACAACTTGGTTATTTGATGTTGCTATTGTATTTGCTTTAATCCAAAATTCTATAGTAAATACACCATCATTCATACCACTTAATTGATTAGATGATGTTGCTCCAGTGGTATATGAGTGTGTAGAGCTGGATCCATTATAAGTTATAAATCTATTTGATACAGTTCCTTTAGGATTATATGTAATATTAGAAGCTGTTGCAGTTGGTGTTTTACTTCCAGAACTTACTGCATTTCCTGATGATTCATCAAACTTAAACCATATTACTGGACTAAGTCCACTTACTTGTGTTTCATATGGTGTTGGCATAAAAATAGGCTACGGTTATGCCGTAGCCTTAATTCCTTCCGCTATAAATTCTGGATTAATACTTGAAATGCTATTGCCGCCTATTGAAATTACTGGAGTAAGAGAGAAGCGGGAAACAACTGGGGCGCAAATGACAATATCGGAGACGACCATAACAGTTGTCTTAGACTCATTCATGACAGCACCTGCTGTCATAACTACCGCTCCTACTCTTACATCCATAAGTAGCTAACCTACTAAGCTACTGTGATGCGGACAATACCTGTCGCATCCCATGTGATAGTAAAGTTACCGTTTGTTGAAGACTGATCAGAAGAGAAATCAACATATCCGATCAAAGCCTTGCTACCAGCAGAGGCACCTGAATCATCATAAATAACTGCATAACGTGCAGTAATTGTTGATGAAGACCAGGTAACATCAGCAGCATCAAGGATAATGACGTTGTTTGCTGAATCGTATGTTACAGTCTTGCTTCCGAGAGTCTGGCCACCTGAAGTATATCCAGTACCAGTTACCTCGTTTGCAGATACATCATCAAAATAATCGTGTGTATCTTGGTTTGGTGTATATGAAGAAGTCAGGAGGGCTACCTTGATGGTATCTGAATCCCAATCAACTTCTTTATTCAAAGCCTTAGCTAAGAAATTTCCGTATAGTTTACTTGGCATTATTCATTTCCTCCTTATGCGTTAGTCTTCTCAACGATTGCGAATGCTGAGGCATCTGCTACTGCAAAGCCACGGCGTACACGCATCTTCAAGAGGACTCCGTCTGTGTTAAATTGAGCATCACGGGAAACAGAAGTCTCAATACCACCACGAACACCGTTGATAAGCATCTGACGGTTTCCGACGATAAGTAGAGGATTACCTGATGGTGCAGCTGATGCTGCAGCAGAGGTAGCTGCTCCGTATGAAATTACTAGTGGGTATCCAAGAAGAGATCCTGGTGTTCCATCTAGTGGGTTTGGCAATACGTATTCGCTGTTTGCACCGATCATATTACGGATATGTGCAAGCATCTTTGGGTGTGCCATGAATACTGTATTTGCTGCATCAAACTTTGCTGAAGACTCTACAAGACCAAGGGCATTTGAAATATCTTCAAATGTCAATGCTCCTGCTGTCTGTGTGCGGTTTGAAGCTGAATTGTATTGTGAAACTGCATAATATAGCGAGTCAAATGGTTGTCCATCGTCGCCATCGCCTACGGCTGTTACGCCAAGGCAAGCGTTGTCAAACTTACGAGCCCAACGTGAAGCCCACTCACGACGATAAGTTGTGAGTACGTCTGGGAGGTTATCGTTTAGATCTTCCTCAGAGACGTGCATGATTTGTGCGTACTTACGTGCAGTCAACACGATTTCGTCTAGAGTTGCGGATGCTTCTCCAATTGTTCCGCCTTCAGCAACAACTGCTGGAGCATCGGAAACGAAACGTGGGACAGACTTTGTACGGGAAGCCATTGGTTCCTGACGAGCAAAACGCTCAACAGCAGAATTAGCCAAGACATCTTGGATTACTGCAGAGCTTTGTTCCTCAAGAATATAGCCATTGGCTTCGGTAAAATCTGTACGTGCCATGATTAATATTCTCCTTTAATTTTTAGAATTGAGTTTGATAGATTAAATCGTCCAATTATCATCTGCAAACCCAATCGTCCAATCGGAGTTTGCCTAATGCTAATTTTACCATTTTTAATATTATAAATCTAGCGTCCCATAGCTATTTTAGCTAATAATTCGCTAGTAGAGACCTTCTTTTCTACTGATTGGGTGGCTCCAGCGTCTGCTTTGCCTCCAACTAATAGTTTTGGATCAAAGAGTTCAGGAAAATCCTTTTTCATCTCTTTAATTTGGTCATCAAGGCCAATGATATTAAAATCATCATCAAAAGTAAGATTGGCAGTATTTAAATACTTCAAAACTCTATCAGAATTAGATATATTTAATTTAGATAGCTCTTTTTCAATCTTTTCTCTAAGTAATTTACCTGAATACTTAACTAGTTCATCTGATTGCTTTTGCAATTCCTGTTCTAGCCGTTCTTTTTCAAGTCTGGATTCCTTAGCATCCTTTTTTGCCCTGTCTAAAGCTGCCAAAACAGCTTCTGGGTCTCTAATTTCAGCAGATGTACCTTCTGCTTGTGTTTCCTCCATGTTTTATCTCCTAGGCGTCTACCTGTTGATTATTTTCAGCCGCTTCCTGTTGAAGGGCTAGATTATTTGCATTTAATGCTTCTGCTGCGCTTGCAAGAGGTGTATCTTGCGGTTCAGCAGATGAATCAGCTATCTGTGCTGCGATATTTGCATCATATCCAAGTTCAAGCAAGATTTGTTCTACTGGAAGACCAACAGAACGCTTGCGAAGGGCAATATCCCATTGCTCAAGGGTATCAAGGCTTTCTGGAAGTACCCAATCAATGGATACCTCAGCGACAATGCCTTCTACTCGCAACATAAATTTAAATAGATCTCTCCATGTGCTTCCAAATCCTAATTGGCGATTGAGAACCTTCTTAAATAAAGGTGCTTCAGATACACGCAAGGCTTGGCCGCTTGGGATATAAGATCCTTTTACGAAATAATGTGTTGGGGTTGAAGTAATTGCTGCCATAGCATTTACGAACTCCATTACTGGCTTGGTAAATGTATCTGGATCTGCCGCAGCAAATTGTCCAACCTGTGTGACTCCTTGTAGATACCAGAGTTGTCCTGGGCCATTTTGTAGGGCTCCAATATTCTCTCTTGCTGTATCATCCTCAGAGAAGTCATTTAATTCAGCTGTGCTGCCACCATTTGATAGCGCATAGCGCTGTGGTGCACCCTGATAATCTACTGTAAGCATATGGGTAGCAATTAGCTTATTAATTGCATCTTGTGGGCCAAATGCATCAGCATGTTCTGGCTTTCCATATTGTCTTGTGGTGCGGAAATGGAATACAGGGATTTCGCCCCATGGATTGGCTACTACTTCTACTAATCCAAACAATTTCTCATTTCCAACAGTCATATTTTCTAATTCGCCCATACCTTCATATTTTTCAATACGATCTGGGTAATATAGATTTAATTTGATTGTCTTACGACCACTTGCATCTTCAGTTTGCCACATTTTGGTAGCAAATGATTTAATTCTTGGGTTTTCTACATCATAAATGACGGCTGTGGTCATTGGTGAATTGTAATCAATAGCCAAATTTCCATTTGCATCTGGCCAAACGATTGCATAAGCATCTCCGTAGACCAAGGCATTACGATGTATTTCATTTATGTCCAACTTAATATCTGTTTGTTCCCAGATTTGATCAATATAGGCCTGTGCTTGATCAGAATCTGTAGAAACCTGAGAAATATCAAGTCTATTTAGGACTGAATCAACTACCGTCTTGCTAAAATTAAAGCGGAAGTCAATCTTTGGGTTTTTGAAAAGCCTGTACCACTTCTGGTCTAGGAATACTTCAGGATTTGCACCCTCGTAATACGATTCAGCATATTCGTATGCATCTCGTCTTGTCAAAATATGTTCTAGCGCTAGTTTAATATCTGACATATTAACTCCTTATATAGTTATATTGTTTTGCCACCACTTTTGGTGATTTATTGTCTAAGAAATATAATATTCCAGAGACAACTGCATCAAGAACGTCATCATGTGAGACTTTTGGAAAAGACCACATCTGTTCTTCTAATGCTGGGAAATGGGCGGTATGGCGTACCTTTCCCTGCTGGTAATAGTTTAGTGCTTTACCTGCACGAACCTGTTTTGATACAGACTGTTTAATTGATCTATATTTAACAGGAATATTCTTAAATACATCTTTCCAGAGATCTCCGCCTTGGTTTGTTTCAACATAAATTACTCCAGGCTCATAGATATCTACAAGACTTGCTATACGATCAGATAATTCGGACGGCGATACCTTTAATTGCATTGCTTCTCGTATATATATTTGATCGTTTTCTCCTCTAGACAATACAGCCACTCCTGTAAAGTCAGAAATCTTATTTTTTGTTACTGCTGGATCTATAGATATAATTGTATTGCCATATTCTTCTATATTCTCAATAATTAAGTCTTCAAATGTCCAGAAATTACCATCTAAGTTTACAGGCTTGTTCATGTAGTTCTTAGCAAAGTCTCTGAGATGTCTTTGGCTTAGCAACCAGTCTATAGGCCATTTCTCTGGCCATACAGAGCGTTCTGAGCCATCATCAGCGGTCATAATGGCTGGATAGTAGTGAACCTTCACATTCTGCTCTGTAATC